AGTTGCTGCAAACCTTGGAGCGTCACGACAGGAATCCCGTGCCAGAGCCGGGAGTCCAGAGCTTCTATTGGAACGCCATCTACAGCTTGTGGGTTAAATGGGACGACGTTGCCTGCGAATTCCTAGCCGCCAAAGAGCGGGCCGAATCCGGCGAGATTGACGCGCTCAAATCCTTTGTCCGTGAAACCCTTGGCGAGCCTTGGCTACTGATGGGCGACACGGCAGACGAAGCGGAGATCCGGCGGCTCTGCGGTCAATACAAGCGCGGCGAGCCTTGGCCGTTAGATGAGAACGACAAGCGGCGGGTGACTCGCATCTTGAGCGTTGACGTTCAGAAAGATTACCTGCGCTTTGTGTTTGCCCAATTGCGCGAGGGCGGCGAGATGCGGGTTGTGGACTACGGCAGCCTGTCCACCTTTGACGACCTGCGAGCCTATCAAACGGCCAACGGCATAGCGAACCGGGGCGTGTTCATTGACTCTGGCGACGGCAACCGGGCAACGGAAATTCTCCGCGAGTGCGTCCGATATTCGTGGATTGCCATGCGCGGCTCTGCTCAAGACAGCTTCGCGCACAAGACGGCAAGCGGCAGCATGATTCAACGCCCGTATCGCGTGAAGGCGATTGACCCGTTTATCGGCACGAAGAACGCAAGTTCAAAGGGAGTCACGCGCATTGAATGGGCGAACGGCTCTTACAAAGACCGGCTTTACTTGTTTGTCCTCAAGGGGAAGGGACCAAAATTTGAGCTTCCGGTTGACGTAGGCTCCGACTTCATTGCAGAGCTTCAAGACGAAAAGCAAGTGACCGACAAGCGGGACGGGCGAAGCGTGACAAAGTGGAAGGACAGCGGAAACAATCATTATTCTGATTGTCTGCTCCAAGCATACGTAGCTATGGACGCATCTGCGTTCAGTCGCGGAGGTGTTATTGATTACGAGTTGAAGCCAACGTAATCAAAGGCGCACTGTTTGTCCGCAGTGTATTCGCACTCCCTTTGGGTTTGATTGCCGTTTGCGTCAAGTTCCTGCATGGTCCACAAGCGCAGCCGCCGGTCATACCAAACGCGACGCTTGCCGTCTTTGCTTGTGTAGGTTTTCCAAGCGTAGGTCGTTTTCATTCGCAAGTGTAAGCGTAGGCGTTGCATTTGCGGGTGTAATCGCAGCAAGCAAAACTGCGGACGCCGGTTGTAAAGGTTTGCCACACGCGCCCGGCGGAATCCTTTTTGGGGCCGGTGTATTTTACTTTGAAAGTTCCACGCTCGTCGTAAAAAGCTGAACTCAAGTTGCTGTAATGCCCGAGAAGAACGTGGTAACCAATTTTTTCGCCAATGACGATTGGGTTTGTTGTCGTATCTGAGTTCGTGTTCGTTTTCATGGGCGCAGCCTAGCCCTATGCCATTGGAAGTAAATTGCAAAACGTCGCACTTGATGCGATTTCAGCCCGCCTAATTATCAAGGCTTGTCAAATTAGCTTTGCTGATTTAAGTTGCGCGGCATGGCAACCGGTATTTTCGCCGACTTTTCAGAGGCCGAAGTTCTCGCCATCCGTAGTCAGGCCAAAACCATGATTACGGAGGGCAAGACTATCCTTTCGTGGAGCAGCGGAAACACGTCCACAAGCAAGTCGTTTGTCATGCCAGTGCGCGAGGTTTTGGAAGAATGCCGCTACGCCTTGCGGAAACTTAATCCGACTGACTACGGCGCATTGGTGACTCGCGCCCGTTGCAACTTTGACAATTACATTCCCGAGCGTTGATTATGGCAACCCAGCCCATCCGAATCCTTGACGCCTACGGGAAGCCATACAGCACCCAAGGTAATACGCTTTACGACGCGGCGCGATGGGACAGAAACCGGCCTTACATAATCACGCAGGCCCGCGACTTTTCCAACATCGCGGCAGCCGGGCAGCGCGAACTCTTGAGCCTTGGCCGGTATCTCTTTGCCAACTGCCCGCCGTTGCAAAACGCAATCAAGACGATTGCCCGCGTGTCGGTTGGCAATGCGTTTATCCCTCAGTTTTATGGCGCGGATAAGGCATGGGGTGAGCAAGCCGAGGCGTTGCTTTACGAGTGGCACAAGATTTGTGTGCTTGGCGGGGGCGCGTATGATTGGAACTCCGCGCTTGAAGTCTCTCTGACGTCCATTATTCGGGACGGCGACATTGGAATCCTGCTCACTCAAAGCGAAGACGCTGCTTACCCGCAGATTCAGCTTATTCCCGCGCATCGCATCGGCTCGCCTAGCGAGTTGCCAAAGGTGGAAAGCGGAGCGTTCGCTGGCAGGCCAATTATTAACGGCGTCATCCTGAATGACTATGGCCGGGCAATTGGCTACCGGATTTACAACGCTGATTTCACGGCGTTTCAAGAGGTGAGCGCGGCAGACTTGGTGCTTTATTTTGAGCCTGACTTTGCTGAACAGGTTCGCGGAGTGAGCCGCATTGCGTCCGGTATTCGTGACTGGCAGGACCGCAAGCAAGCGTTTGAATTCTTGCGGCTCGCGCTCAAGAAAGAAGCCAGTTACGCCGTGGTAGAACATACCGAGGAAGGCGCACTTGACCCTGACGCGGACGAAATGCAGAGCTACACGGGGGCGAATGGCGGCACCATCTACGAGGAGCGTGTGGACGGCGGCTCAATTCGCGTGTTCCGCGCCAATAGCGGCAGCAAGGTGGAGTTTCCCGAAAGCTCTAGGCCGTCGCAAAACTCGCAGGCGTTTTGGGAGCGTGTCACGCGGGATGGTTTGCAGGCCATAAACTGGCCGGTTGAACTCACGTATGACGCGAGCAAAATCGGCGGCGCGTCTCTGCGGATGGTCATGGAGGTGGCGCAAACCACCGTTGAAAAATATCAAGCCATCGCGCAGAAAATGGCGACGCGCATTGATGCTTGGCGCATTGCCAAGGCCGTAAAGGCTGGCGAGCTTCCCGCGAATGCCGACTGGTGGAAGTTCTCGCACCAAACACCAGAGGAATTGACCGCAGACAAGGGGTATTCTTCGCAAGTGGACCGCGAGGAATACAAGCTGGGCATGGTTACGCTGCGCGACCTAGCAGCCCGGCGCGGCAAAGACTGGCAGGAGGAGCGGGCGCAACAAAAGGCCGAGGTTGACGACCTTTTTGCCACTGCCGCAGAGCTTGCAACGAAGCACAACGTCGCAATCGGCAACGTGCTGGCATTCTTGCAGGAGCGCAATTCCAACCCGTCGCTAGTAATCACTTCAGCCCAAAAGGAAATTGCGGGCGTAGATGCACCCACCGAATGAAAGCCATCCTAGAAACTCAGGAACTCCTGCTCATTGAACCGCGCCGATGGTTTGCCAAGCTGTCCGAGGTTCAAGCCGACATCTTCAGCGACCTGTTTGAGGACGACGAAGAGGACGAGGGCGTTGAAGTTGACGGCGACGGCGTTGCGGTCATCCAGATTCATGGCCCCATTGTTGCGGGGCTGCCCGCCTTTGCTTCGAAGCTAGGTTTTGCTCGCCCCGAATCCATCCGCACTCAGCTTGAAGACGCGGCTACAAATCCCGCCGTCAAAGGCATCTTGCTTGATTTTAACTCGCCGGGCGGCACAGTCACCGGGACACCAGAACTGGCGAGCCTGATTGAAGACGTTGCGGCTACCAAGCCCACGATTAGCTTCACAGGCGGTTTGTGCTGCTCGGCGGCTTACTGGCTTGCCGCTCCGACTCGCGCAATTCTTGCAACGCCGTCCGCAGAGGTTGGCAGCATTGGCGTTTACGTCGCGCACCAAGACATTTCCGCGATGGCGAAGGCAATGGGCATCATCGTCAACGTGTTCCGCTCCGGTAAGTTCAAGGGCGCAGGCGTTCCCGGCACGTCGCTTTCGGAAGCTCAAGCCGCAGAGATTCAAGCCAAGGTGGACAGCCTTGCGGAAGTATTTAAAGAACACGTCAAGAAACACCGGCCCGGCATGGATGACGAAACGATGCAGGGGCAGACGTTCATGGGCTACCAGTCCGCAGGCGTTAAGCTCGTTGATGAAATGGTTCGTGATTCCAACGAAGCAAAAAAAATACTGCTCGCACTCTTGACAGATAAGTCTGCGTAATGTAACGAAAAGCAAAACTTATGACAGCACTTCAAGAACTGGCGAACCTCAAGGCCGAAATCGGCAGTCTCAAAGCTGAATCAACGGCCAACGCGCAAGCTGCCGTTGACGCTGCAAATCTTTTGACCCAAGCCGCTGCCGCCCGCGATGCTCTCGCCGCTGAAAAGGTTGCTCTGGTTCAGGAACGCGATGCGCTCGCTGCGAAAGTTGCCGCGCTTGAAGCTGACAAGGTGAAGCTGGCTGACAGCGTTACCAAGACTGCGACGGCCAAGGCTGTTGAAATTGTTGCGGGCATTGGCGTGACTCCTGTTGCCGCCGCTCCTTCCGGCAACGCTTCCGGCACTCCGGTTGACCACGCTGCCGCGCTCGCTGCTATCACTGACCCGAATAAACGGGCAATCTATTTCCGCGAAAACCGGAAAGCAATCCGCGCCGCCAATGACGCTGCGCGGCTGGCCGCTTCTATCAGCAAGTAACATAAACAAACAAACACATGGCTACATACACCAACCTCGATGACGAGATTTTTGCACAGAGTGCCTTGGAGGCATTCGTCAAAGTTCTCGCCCCGCTCCGCGCTTTCAGCACGAACTTCTCCGCCTCGCCCGGCACCAAGGGCGCGAGCGTGCTTGTTCCCGTCGTCAGCAACCTGACTGCCACTACGTTTGGCGGCTCCTACGCTGTCTGCAATGGCACCAAGTCCGTTGTGACCGTCAGCCTCACCGGCCATAAGTTCCTCGCCGTCGGGCAGGATGACTTGACCGCTGCGAACTCCTCGGCGTCTAGCTTGGAGAGCTTTGGCCGTCAGCAGGGCGCGGCCCTCGCTACGCTTGTCATGCAGGACATTCTGTCCTTGGTGACCACGGCCAACTTCTCGCTGGCTACTGCGGTTTCTAGCACCGCGCTTGACGTGCCGCAGCTTCGCGCCACTCGGTTGCTGCTCAACCAGAATGACGTGCCGGTTGACCCGCGCTCCATGCTGATTGATTGCACGCCCTACGATGCGCTCCTCGGCGTCACGAACTTTGTGCAGGCGCAAATGTTCCGCGACACTGGCGTGTTGCAGGAGGGCAAGGTTATGCGTGCGCTTGGGTTTGACTTCTACGAACTCAACAACCTGTTCGCGTCCGGCGCGAGCGTCATGGGCTTTGCGTGCCATCCGAACGCGATTGCGATTGCGATGCGTTACTTGCAGCCCCAGTCCGGCAACACCTACGAGGCCGCTGGCCCAGTGACTGACCCCGAAACCGGAATGGTTTTGGGCCTCAGGAAATTCTATGACAACGCCACGGGAACCAGATACCTAGCGATGGAGTGCAACTATGGCTACGCTCGCGGCCTGTCCACTGGTGGCCGCGTGTTGAAACGTCTGGACTAATTTGCGACACATTCACAAGCCCCGGCTAACCACCGGGGCTTTTTTGTTTCTGCCTCTTGACATGAATTTTGGCGACGCTTGAATCGCATCGCTTTGAACGACTATCACGAATTGCCCGCCGCTATCACGTCGCTTCGCCGCGTCGTTCAAAGCAGATAGCGAGCGGGCTTTTGATTTATGAAACCACCGAAACCAACCAAACGCTTCCCGCTGAAAAAGGACAGCAAGCCTGCGAGATTGAAAGCCGCACAAGATGAACTTGACCGGCGCGGGTTTCAGACGCGGGCGTTTCAGACTTTAACCTGCGGCGAATGCCGTTTCACCTTGGAGGCTTGGCTATGAGTAAAGTGTCCCTCTGCATGATTGTCGGCAACGTGTCCGAATACATCGAACGCTGCCTGAGAAACTTCGCGCCGCATTGCGATGAGGTTGTCCTTGTCCGCGCCATCGGTTGCGCGACACCGGACGACACGGAAGCCATTGCTAGGCGCGTGCTGGCCGAATTGGGCGTTCCGCTTGTGTGGGGAGAATACCGCAACAAGCCGGGACATGAAGATTGGAAACACGTTGACGACTTCGCAGCGGCCCGCCAAATGTCGTTTGACTTGGCCTCTAACGACTGGTGTTTCTGGTGCGACTCGGACGACACGCTAGAAAGCGGCGGCGAACTGATTCGCCAGCACGCACGCGAGGGGCTTTATGCGACCTACGTGTTCCCCTACAAAATCAGCGGCTTAGGCGTGAGTGTGCCGCGTGAAAGGCTTATCAATCGCACTTGCGGACGCTGGCAGTATCCCGTCCATGAGTGTTTCAAGTTTGATATTGAGCCAATTCAAGGCGCACAGGATGACCGAGTTGTCATTCTTCACTCGCCGCGTTTCGACAAGTCAGGCAGCAATGAGCGCAACCTGCGAATCCTCAAGAGTATTCCCGAGAGCGAAATGCATCCCGGCTTGCTCTATCATTTGCACGGCGAGTTGATGGGAATTGGCGACAAAGAAGGCAGTATTCGGACGGCGCAAAAGGCATTTGAAGACCCGCGACTTGGCAGGGCTGAGAAGTATGAAATGCTGATGAACTTGGCTCGCATGACTGATGATGCAATTATGCGGGAGACGCTGCTGCATGAAGCCTACCGGGCAGACCCATCGCGGCGTGAAGCCCTTGGCGTTCTTAGCTCTAATGCGCTTGACTATGGCAAGCCAGAGCTGGCTTTGACCTACGCCCGGCAAATGATGGCGACGCCGCCGCCGTTGCACAAAGATTGGAATAACCGCCAGAGCTTTTACGGTTGGCTTGGCGAAGACTTGATGATGCAAGCCCTGCGTATGAACGGACACAGGGAGGCGGTTGACGTTGCCCGCCGTGCGACATTAGCTAAGGCTGGCGGCTGCCGCATTTCGCTCCTGCACGCAACCAGAGGCCGTCCGCAGCAAGCTGTCCTTTGCCGCAAAATCTGGCTTGATATGGCCGACAAGCCTGAGAACATTGAACACATTTTTGTGTTTGACGAGGACGACGAAGAGAGCAAGCCGCTTCGCCGCTTCCATCATGCCGAAATCGCGCCGGGCGGGGGATGCGTTGCCGCTTGGAACACTGCCGCGCAAATGAGCATTGGCGACGTGATGCTTCAATTGTCCGACGACTGGGTGCCTTGTCAGGGTTGGGACACGCTCATTCTCAACGCCATTGGCGACCTGAAAAAGCCCGCCGTGTTGGCAATTTCAGACGGACACCGGAAGGACAAATT